CTAGTGGACTCGTCTTCTAGAAGAAAACAAGAGCATAAGTGTTATGAACCCAATTTTAAATTGGCGTACGTAACGTACAGAGATTCTCTGACATTACTACACTCTCAGGCAGAAAATAAACTGTCTGGGGCGTATCGAGGTATTTTATCACCCCGGTAGCCCAATCCGCGAGCTTCTCGTGGATTGGCGCGAAGATCCCCCCTTGTGGCGGAGGATCATCGCCGCGCGCCTTTTCTAGATTTTTGAGAAGGCGCGACTCCCGAATGTTCCAAGGCAAGACGTCATACGCCTTGTCCTTGTAGGGGTCCTCGCCATGTTGGCGAGAGACCTCCGGAGCAAGCATGTTCCGGAACAAATAGGGTCGGTCGATGTTGTTAATTGCATCATCGATCGTGGTGAATCCAAGGCGCTTCGCCATGGTCACCTTGTCACTGAAACGGAGATGCTCCCAATCAGTGTCACTGGTCTGAGTCAACAACTGCAGACCAGAATCGTCTATTCCGTGAGTTAACTCGGCATTAGACAGTATCAGGCTGACCTCATCCTTGATGACGTCGGTTGATACGCCTCTAGCTCGTGCATTGGTGGCGAAATTCGCCAGACAGCGCCTCACTAGAAGGGAAGCAGTCCCGTCAAAGACTTCTTTGATAGACTGCATCTGTATCCAGGGAGTTTCCTCCCTGAATATTTTCCGCAATTCGCCGTTTGAGCGATGGAATGCAGGTGAACCGATACCGCCCAGTTTGACTGGGAGATACCGTGTTGACAAAAGGGTGGGAAGGAAACCTTCCATCCTTTGTTCAAAGCGTGCCGACGCCATGGGAACCATGGCTTCGAAGCCGCCGCCGAGCCACGCCAACATGCCTTGCATTTGACGTGCCTTGCCAATGGCAGGGTTTGGCTCATCTTTCCCCTCGCACTCTTTTGAGCAAGGGGAAAACAGCCGTACCTTCATCGCATCGATGTGGGGCTGCTCTAGATATGGGCGCTTATGTAAAGGAGTTTCGACTCCCCAAATAAGCTTGCTATCTAGTCCTACTGTAAAGAGCATCTCTTCACAGTAGAATGCACCTCTAGTACTTAAAAAGTTCTGAGACCAGGAAACGGACATTCCGTTTAGTCCATGGTTCAGCGTAATACGCTGAAGGTACTTCTTTGGGCCTTGACCAATATGGTCATCCCCAGAACAGGCGAAATGCCTCCACTTTCGAGTGGCGGCCCCCTTTCCTGTGCTTAGACGGGTGTAAAACACCTCGTCTGAAGCCCCGAGTAGTCCCATCTCGGATCTGAAGAAGGCTTCCCACTCTGCACAAATATTGTGCAGAGTCAGAACCAACTTTGCACCAGGATCACCCATAAGGATGCCCCTGGTGGTGAGAGCGTCTCGGAATTCCCCAAGACCATTCTCATAGCGTCGTGGCGAATTTAAAAGCCTAGACGACGCAATGAGGTAGCTGGAAGTTTCTCCCAGCCCCTCCATGTAACCTTCGACCATTTCGGCCGAATACTCGTGCGTACAGAAATCTGTCGCCGTGGTAAGATCACTACTTAAAAAGTAAGTTTTCTGGTTCGTGACAGGGCCCGCATTGCGTAGCCTTTTCACCCATTCATACAGCTGCCAGCCTCGAGTGAGGCCAGCCGTGACTGATGGATGGAGTTTAGCCATACCTAATAGGTGATGGCTAAACGGTTGGAGGAAGATTGTTAGCCAATCTTCACCAACGGTAACAACCCGGGACTTTGCTCCCGGCTCGCCAATCGCACTCGCCTTAATAGACGGTGCGATAAGACCAGTTCTCAACTGGTCTTCCGTTTTGTACGGGGTTCCTAGCAAACATTGATTTGCCAGTCCCTCTTCAATCGACCATTGCAGTAACTGATACCCTGTTACTGCGTCGAGACCGTACAGCGGATCTTCGTATTTGAAGTTCTCAAAATCGAGGATCATGTTTTCGGCGCTTTCGCCGAAAACATTGTGCGGACTATGTACAGGAGCTTCCCTGCACATAGTCTGCCACCTAGGCGTACCTGCTTTCAGTAGGTACGGCTGGCCAAACCAAGTCTCCTCTGAGGAGTCGTGGTCTGGCACGAAGTTGCACCAGGTCCGGAATTTTACCGCGACCTCTGCCGCCCTTCCTCCTTCCTTCACGCTCGAATCAATCGAGGCTGATGAAGTTAAGGAAAGGTGTCCCAAACTTTTAAATTGCTTGGGCTTCAACTCACGAACCGAACGTCCGAACAGGACGCATATCCGTTTCAAGATTTTCTTGCGGATTTCGGTCGTCACGGGTTTTGAGCATAATGTCTCTGCGTGCTTACGCAAAGACTGCTCCCTCGTGGTTTTGCTACCTGCAGGGAAATTCCTGCCTGTAACTAAGTGAAGAAGCCGTGTTGACTCGGCTTTCGACACTACCCCGCGCTCCCAGACTCTCACGAGCCAGGGACAGAGTTCCCGCCAGACGGCAGGCAGCTCGTTGAGGTTTTCCCTCTCCGCGCCAAATCCCGGAAAATCATCCGGAATTTCAGGGCTATCAGTCTCGGACTGTAACGCCTTCCACCGCAAAACAACAGAAAATTTCTTCCATTGTTTGCAGACCCTATCGCTATTAAAGCAATAGAGTCCGTAAGCCCACCGCATCAATTTGATGTAGGCGGGCATATCTCGAAGCCGTCTCACGACTTCGGGAGTTGACATCATTAAATTATCATTAATGGCCTCAACGGTATTACTCAATCGCTTGAGTGAATACTTGTTCATCTTACAGATTTTATCTGTGATGGACTGAGGCAGGTAAGGGAGATGCTCCCTCACCCGCTTATTACGCGATTGGTAAGTCTCTGACTTACCAAAGCAACCAATAACCTGAACCAAGGGTTTAGGTATATGGATATCCAAACTACGGGCAAGGCCCAGTAGATTGGCATTAGGGTCAATCGACCCAGGAATGTGAGATTTTGTCTCCTTCAGTACATCTGAAGCCGAAGCCACAGCGTTGAAGGACATTCTTACAGATAAT